GCGACCTCCATAGCAAAACAGGCATTGGAAGTTCTGGAGAATATCTCCCCAGCGAGACCGACAGGCAGGTTGGACTTGGATGCCTTGGGTTAGCAAACCTATTAAGGCAAAACAACGTCACCTACGAACAATTTGGTGATGCATTACAAGCAGTCAATGATGGCATACCTGGCTTAGGTACAGCTGGTTTAATTGCTGCAGAATTTTATAAAGGCATTCAGGGTGCGGCTGATGTTGCCAGAGAATATAATATGGAGAGAGCATTTGCTATAGCTCCTACCGCAAGCTGTTCATATCGCAGTAAAGACAGAGAAGGCTTTACTTGCACACCAGAGATCGCACCTCCTATAGCTCGGAGTGTTGATCGTGACTCTGGTACTTTTGGTGTACAGACATATGAATATGGTGATGTAGAGATTGCCTCAGAAGTTGGTTGGGATGCCTATAAGAAGGTTGCTGACCAGTTGATGTATATGTTGAACCATACAGGGCTTCTTCACGGATACAGCTTCAACTCTTGGAGTGATGTTGTAACCTACGACGAACAGTTCGTTGAAGAGTGGCTAGATAGTCCCCAAACTTCACTTTATTATTCACTGCAAGTAATGGGTGACGTTCAGGATAAATCAAGTGCATATGCTGCACTGGATGAAGATGAAGTCCAAGATTATTTGCAAGGGATTCTAAAAAACGAACCCCAATGCGATTGTCAAGAATGAACCTATATGAAAAGTTACTCAATAGAAAGAGAACATGGACACCAGTCCGACCTACAGAAGGCAAACTTAAAGAGGGAGCAGAAGAAACCATCTACCGTGCTCTCGCAATACGCCACATGGAGTTACCAGTTGGCGACTTCATTGCAGAATCACTTAAAAAAGAAGTTCCCGAATCTGCGAGGAAACTTTTAGAATCTAACGTCCAAGACGAGGTTAAACATGACCTCGCTCTTGGCTATATAACCGACGCTATAGGCGTTGATGAGAAGGCAGAAAAAGAAGCCTTCCTATTAAGGGATGCGTGGGAAGCGCACCCTGATCACATGATAACCAAAGCATTAGTAATTGAACGTGCAATATTTTTCGTACTTCTTCCCTTCTTTCGTTTTAACGGCAATGCTGGTCTTAGGACTGTCAGCGCCGACATCAGTCGCGACGAGCAAATACACGTTGCCACTAACTCTCTCGTATGTGCTGATATGGGTCTACGCAGCAGTAGTTCTCTGGACAAACTTAGGAAGGCCACAATTAACTGGATCATGGAGCCATTAGGTAAGAATACCTATGGCGATAAATATTTAAGCAAAAAATTCTGGCTGGATACCAGTGATCGACTTATGTATGAGGGCAAAGCTCCAGAGCTTTCCGAAACTAAGTCAGCAAGAATGCCAGCCTTCTTTGAGCATAGTAATGTCAATCTCCCCCAATATTCTTGAGCCAATAATAGGACCAACCATTGAGTCAATCCTTAATGAGCTTGAAGAAATCCATCCACCAATAAACCCACAACCTAATGAATCAATGGAAACAATTATGTATCGCTCTGGACAACGGTCCGTTGTGGAGTGGATAAAAACAAGACTTAGTGAGGATAGTTAAATGACATCATCATATCCCGTACCTACTAACTTAGATATTGGAGCTACAACTTCATTGCAGAATGCAAGTATAGACCCACATCAACATATACCCTGGATGGACCCAGACCTAAACTACCAAGGTGATCCAGATGAGTTATATAAAAATCAAATTAAAGATGTATTTAATGAAGTACTTTTAAGAGATCCAAGGTTTAATGCAAATGATCCTCATGATGCTGACTACTGGATCGGTCAACTAAGTTCAGGTGCAATTGATCAAGCTGGATTAACAGCTGCTGTTCAAGGTAGTACTGAAGCACAAGATTTAATTAATCTATTTAATACTAATCAAGCTGATTCTCTAGCTCATTATGGTCAAACTGAATACGATAGAAGAATTGGTAATAACCCTTCTGCCTTAGCTGGAGAATGGGCTAGAGCTCGTATGGGTTTAGCTGAAGGTGGTGTTGAACACGGTCAAATGAAAAGCCAAGGTTGGGGTAAGTATGCAAATGTAGATTTAACTGGAGGTGGTTCTGGTAATAATAATAGTGGTTTGACTCAAGAGGATAGAGATTGGATTGCAAGTCTATCTGGTGGTGGTGGTGGTGGTTACAGTGGACCATCACTGGCTCAATTCCAAAGTATGTTGCAAGAAATATTCGGCAATCCTTGGACACCTTGGGGTTACGGTTGGGGAGGTACTAACTCTGACGCTGTAAGGATAAACAGATCACAAGCTTCTAGACGTGGCTCTTCATACGCAGGTAATAGAAGTTCATTTGATAGAGCTGGTTCACGTTTAAACCCACAAGGAGTTCCATGGATGAGTACATTAAACGTATAAAACAATGACTGCAAAAACTAGGTATGATTATTTATCAGGAGAACGTACACAGTTTCTAGACGAAGCAGAACAAGCAGCGGAATTAACACTTCCATATTTAATCATTAAAGATCAATACACCAAGGGGATGAGACATCTTCCTACACCTTGGCAGAGTGTTGGAGCAAAGTGTTCAGTTACATTGGCAGCAAAACTTATGCAGTCAATGCTTCCTGTACAAACCAGCTTCTTCAAGCTACAGGTAGATGAAAGTCAACTTGGTCAGGAATTTGGTCCACAGATTAAATCAGAACTTGACTTATCATTTGCAAAGATTGAGCGTACTATATTAGAAGCTATCTCAGCATCTAATGATCGTGTTGTAGTACACGAAGCACTTCTACATTTAGTAGTAGCAGGTAATGCTCTGTTGTTTATGGGTAAGGAAGGGCTGAAGTTATATCCGTTGAATCGCTACGTTGTAGAACGAGATGGTAACGGCAATGTGATTGAAATAGTCACGAAGGAAACAATTGCAAAGAAACTAATTGAAGATCAACTACCAGAGGATGTGCTTCAACAGTACGACACAGTGGTTGATGGATCTGATGATTCAGTTGAGGAGTGCGACATTTACACCCACGTCACACGAGACAACAACAGATACGTCTGGCATCAGGAAGTACACGGAAAAATACTAGAAAAATCCTACGGGAAATCACCTGTTGATGTAACACCTTGGATCGCACTGAGATTTAATTCAGTTGATGGTGAGGATTACGGAAGAGGTAGAGTCGGTCAGTTTATTGGCGACTTAAAATCATTAGAAGCACTGTCCCAAGCTTTAGTGGAAGGGTCAGCAGCTGCAGCAAAAGTTGTGTTCACAGTATCACCTAGCTCTACGACTAAACCAAGTACCCTTGCTAACGCAGGTAATGGCGCAATCGTGCAAGGCAGACCTGATGACATAGGAGTCGTACAGGTAGGTAAGAGTGCAGATTTCGGTACTGCATTTCAAATGATGCAACAACTAGAGCGTCGTCTTAATGATGCGTTCTTAGTTATGCAAGTTAGACAAAGTGAACGTACAACAGCTGAAGAGGTACGCCTCACACAGATGGAGTTAGAGCAGCAGTTAGGTGGACTATTCAGTCTTCTTACTACTGAGTTCTTACTTCCATATCTAAATAGAATACTTAATCAATTCCAAAAACAAGGAAAGATACCTCGTCTACCTAAGGATATAGTTAAGCCAACAATTGTTGCTGGTATTAATGCACTTGGACGTGGACAGGATAGAGAAAGCTTAGGTCAGTTCTTACAAGTTGTTTCTCAAACAATGGGTCCAGAAGCTGTACAGAAGTTTATCAATCCAGAGGAAGTAATTAAACGCTTAGCTGCTGCATCAGGTATTGATGTATTGAACCTTGTCAGATCAATGCAAGAGATACAAGCTGAAGCACAACAAGCACAACAAATGGCTATGCAACAACAACAAGCAGAGAATCAAACTGCAATGATGAAGACTCCAATGATGGATCCTTCTAAGAACCCTGCATTAGCTGGCGAACAACAACCACCTATACAAGAATGAGCGAAGAACAAACATTAACAATGGAGGAACCTCAAAATACTGAGGTTCTTAATGAAGAAGAGCAAGACTCTTTAAAAGTTGGAGAAGAGATAGAGGCTCAACAAGAGCAACTATTAGCTGGTAAATATAAAGATGCATCTGAACTAGAGAAAGCTTACATAGAACTCCAAGGAAAATTGGGCGAAAAATCTGATACGGATTCAGAGAAACCCGAAACCACAGATGAGAAAGTAGAAGAGAAAGAAGATTCTAAAGAAGAATCTGAATCAAACATTCTTGATCAACTATGGGATGAAGGTAGTAATAATAAAATTACTGACGATACTATCAAGAGTATATCAAAGATGCATCCTGTAGAAGTTGCTAAGCTAGCAATGCAACAGCGTCAAGCATCATCGAAGAATCAGTCAAGAGATTTTACAGAGCAAGACGTTCAACAAATACATGGTTTAGTTGGAGGCCAAGAGAACTATGACAATATGATGTCATGGGCGCAGCAGAATGTATCTGAACAGGAAGTGAATATGTATGACAATGTAATGGAGCTAGGTAATCCTTTGGCTGCATACTTTGCTGTACAAGCAATGGCTCTTAAGTATCAAGATGCTGCTGGTAAAGACGGTCAAATGGTTACAGGTAAAGCACCTAAGTCAACGGCTGATGTATTTAAAAGCCAAGCTGAGATGGTGAAAGCTATGGAAGACTCTAGGTATGAAGACGATCCTGCATACAGAGCAGATATATTAGCTAAATTAGAACGTTCAAACATTAATTTTTAACATGCCATACGGACCTGGAACATACGGTACTAAAAAAGGTAGACCACCTAAGAAAGGTACAAAGAAAAAGTAGATAGTCATGGCGACCTGACCGATCATCCTCGCCATTCACCTATCTCATTAAATCAATGACAACAATAACCGAATACGGTAAGCAAAACATTTTTGGAAAAGAAACACCACCAAGACTTATGAACAACAACGAAGAAAACTTCATCATGGAACAGGCTGAAAGAACAAACGGTCAGCTTGCAATGATCGGTATCGTAGCTGCTCTTGGAGCCTACGTAACAACAGGACAAATCATCCCTGGTGTTTTTTAAATGACTAACGTCGCTATATGGCAGAGAGCTAATGGCAGATTTGCAATGGTTGCATTCTGGGTACTCACTGCCTCTTATCTTTTTACTGGAAAAATTATTCCAGGTATCTTTTAATCTATAAATGACTACAGCCACACTAACAAAACCATTTGACAACTGGCAGCGTTTCTGTGACTGGGTTACGAGCACAAACAACCGCCTCTACTTGGGGTGGTTTGGTGTTCTCATGATCCCTGCACTATTAACCGCTGCAACAGCATTTATCATAGCTTTTATAGCTGCACCACCAGTTGACATAGATGGTATTAGAGAACCTGTAGCAGGATCTCTTCTCTATGGAAACAACATTATCTCAGGGGCAATCGTCCCATCATCTAACGCAATCGGTCTTCACTTCTACCCAATCTGGGAAGCTGCAACCCTCGACGAGTGGTTGTATAACGGAGGACCATATCAACTCATTGTGTTCCACTTTCTCATCGGTATCTCAGCTTACCTGGGACGTCAATGGGAACTTAGTTATCGCCTCGGAATGAGGCCATGGATATGTGTAGCATATTCAGCACCTGTTGCTGCATCCTTTGCTGTCTTCCTTGTGTACCCATTCGGTCAGGGGAGTTTCAGTGATGGTATGCCTCTTGGTATTTCAGGGACTTTCAATTTTATGTTTGTCTTTCAGGCAGAACATAATATCCTCATGCATCCTTTCCACATGCTCGGCGTTGCAGGGGTATTCGGTGGAGCTTTATTCGCTGCTATGCATGGAAGTCTGGTTACTTCCTCACTTGTTAGGGAAACGACTGGACTCGTATCGCAGAACTATGGATATAAGTTTGGACAGGAGGATGAAACCTATAACATCGTAGCCGCACATGGTTACTTTGGGAGATTGATATTTCAATATGCTTCTTTCAACAATAGTCGCAGTCTTCATTTCTTCCTTGCTACTTGGCCAGTGGTTTGTATCTGGCTTACCTCCATGGGAATCTCTACAATGGCATTTAACCTCAACGGATTCAATTTTAATCAGTCCGTCACAGCGACCAATGGTCGGGTTATTCCTACTTGGGCTGACGTTCTTAACAGAGCTGACCTTGGCATGGAAGTAATGCATGAAAGGAATGCACATAATTTCCCGTTAGATCTCGCAGCTAAAGAGATCGCACCCATCGCCTAACACCACGTCCGTTCATCCATCTTTCATGGACGCATGAAACCTAAGCATGGAACGGGGCTTAGGTACTAAGGTATTACAATGACTGTAAAACTAAAGTATCGTGGTGTAACTTACACTAAAACAATCAAAGATTAATTTAATGAAAACAATTGCACTTGCTCTCGCAGCAACCACCCTAGCGTCTGCACCTGCAACCGCTGGAGTATATCTAAACGCTGAAGCTAATGATGGTTACACAGGTTCTGATTATTCAGGTAGAACAGTAGATGTTCACGTTGGATATGAAGGTTCTTCTGAAAAGCTTGACTACTACATCCAAGGTGGTCCAGCATTTGTAGCTGTTGACGGTGTTGACGGTACAGAGACTGAACTATCTGGAAAGCTTGGAGCTACTTTTAATGTATCTCAAAGCCTTGGTGTGTATGGTGAAGTATCTACCATCACTAATGGTGATGAGGATCGTAACTATGGCACAAAACTAGGAGCTAAGTATAAGTTCTAATGTCACAACAAAGCGATAAGGCTAGGGCGTCAGTTACTTCACTGACCCCTGAACCAGAAATCAAAGAGGAAAAGGAAGAGAACTTTGATGAGGATATCTCTATCGAAGAAGCTCTATCTACCTTATGAAAAAGTTCAATGAATTATGGCTAGTAGTATTCTTTACTCTAGCCTTCTTCATTCATATCGAAGTTCTTCATGTGAACTTCCATAGCAGAGAGGCACCTCAGTGTCGGACCTCTCTGTAATTTGGCTTTTGGCC